CTGCGCTGGCTCCCGAGGGACTCCTCAAGGTCCGGCCGCTACTACTAAAGTAGCGGCCGGACCCGGAAGAGAACTCCCACCTAGGGTAATACCTAGACCCACTCGGTGTTCAGACGAACACCGGCTCGCTTCGTCCATCCTGCTTTCCATTCTTCATAGGAAAGGTGTGGGAGGTATAGAACCTCCTTCTCAGGTACTTCAGTAAAGTACTGAAGTAAGGATTGAAGCGAACTACGCTCTTTTCGCTCCTCAACGCTCTTTAGAATAAGTACTCTAAAGACCTCCCTTTGTAAATCGTCAGACCACTTTGATCTAACGAACATTGGAAGGGGTGCATGTTGGAACGTGCTGAGCGCTATACTACACTTGTAACTCGAGGTGACTGGAATTAACTTTGATTGCTTCTCAGCAATCTGGGTTACCATCCAGTCGGAAAGATTCCATAATCCCTTTTTAAAGGCATTATTGGATACTTCCACCCAAGAAGACAAGCTAGCAGCGTCATTATGTACCAAATTACCGTGTAGGTAAAATGGTGTTACATCGTAACCCTTGTAGGCATCTAGCCCGCAAGCTTCACGGAAGTAACCACTTACATGAGATTTAGCTTGGTTCACTTTAAAACCAAACTCCTCAAGTAGTATACATAATGTGAGGTAAGATTCAACAGGGATAATGATATCATCCCCATAGACTCTTACTAGGCGTCCAACCTTAATCATATTTCGGTTGGATACTTTCAATCCACGATCATGTATGATCGCGGCTATACAGAGTGCAATATAAACAGTACTCTGTACAGGAAAGGTCGTAGCATTGCCCATACCACCATATTTCTTTAATATGATGGTATTATCGTCCAATGTAGTCGTAATAGCAGGACTTCTAACCGCATGTAAAGCGTTTAGTAACCATTTATTTGACTTAAACATTAGTTCGATAAGAGACAGTGACAGTCTGTCACTGGCCTCTGAGAGATCAACAGTAGCTAATTTCCCACTTATAGAACCTTCTCTACACTTTCGTTGAGAAGGAACCTGTGAGTTAGGTGAATAGCTATTAGAGATACTCCTGGGCATGTTGTCCCGCCAGTACTTCAATAGTGCCTGTTGGCAATATTGATCTGACATTGGTTCAACAGTGATTAAACGAGGAGCCTTCATTGTTTTTGGAACGTCAATAAGACGTGCCAAAGGAGGCTCGACAGATGAATCACATGATGCAAGGTTCGACGTGGCATAACCGTCCATCGGGAAAACCCGATCTAATTTTATGCCCCAGCTTTCGAAAAGATATTTATCTCGAAAGCGTGAACCTTCAGCTACGGCGCCTGGTCCATGTTTTGGACGTAGCAGTCCAGTAGGTTCAGGAAATGATCCGGCGATCCTGTCGAAGACAGAATTGACGGTGTCAAACAAGTGTTCAGATAGTATTGAACGCTGGTTCCTAAACCTAGCAAGGATATAATCACGAGGGATGCGATCAAAATAAGAGTTCGACGACCAGTCCATGACTGGATCTTCAAGCTCTTTATCAGTTTTAACAAAGTTAAGAACTGTTTCACTGATTGTTTCCTTTGTAACTTCTCCTGGCCATTTCTTCCACATATAGAGGAAGGTCCGGACGAAGAATATCCGATCTGGATTGTCAGTCAACACGTCTCCGGACAACGAAAAGTTGTACCGGAGGAGCGACCCAAGAGGACTACGCGTCTCACGACGAACAATCTTTGGAAGAGCGCTCCAATCAAATGAACCAGAAGATAAGGCCTTATCGACCAATTTTCCTATTGCTGGAAAATCGAGAAATAAGATTCCCATTCCTCTAGTTCTGACGTGCTTAGCGACATAATCTTGCATGTCGCACAAGACAGGTCTCAGCTCTACATCCCACTCGCACCAATCCTGAAGGAACGGCGTAAGTGGTTGCAAAGCCATGTTAGTATGGGCCATTTAAAGGTACTCCTTTGTAGCTTTGGCTCACACTTGATAGACCATCCACGGAACCCGTAGTTCGTTAGTCTTAGGGAAGAGTTTCCCCTTATGACTCGCGATCTACAAGTTTGGTTACATTGGCCGTCGACATAAAACTGTCGAGGAGGGCTGCTGCCTTTTCAGAGTCAGCATCTTCTTGAATGCCAGACGTCGTTTTAATGACGCTCCAGGCACTCGAGATACGGAGAAGACCGCCTTCACTATCATAGTGATGGATGTCAATCCGGCCCATATGAGATTCATTAATCTCATCCTTTGGAACCGTGTGGTTAATGAACAAGTAAACGCGTTCTGTTGCGCTTACGTTCAAATAGTATTCAGAGCCGGTGGCGGTTGCTCGAATCCGATTAAGGATATGAGTATCAACGCCGTCGGTTACTGTAATGGTGCTATCAAACATGGTGATTGCTCCTTCTTTGTGGCCGCATCACTGCGGTCCGGGAAATGAGTCACCTCACGGTGACCGTTAAGCCTCGCAACTATATAGTTACAAGAATAAGTGCATATTGCACCTAAAGTCCCTTTAATTGTGGGACTAAGAAGAGACTTCCCAGGATTCCAGCTTGCCTGCCAGTAATGACAGGCATTTTGAAAAGATCCGGGGAAAGCGTGTTCGATATCCTCCGTAGTTTAACTATGGAATGATACGATGGTGAGGTTGAAGTAACCCCACTAGGTAACGTTGAAGACAGAAACTCAGTCGTCCGTGAGGACTCGTGAGTCAACATAACATTTAAGTTCTTCCAAGTAAACCCAATCTCGTTTGAATGGGTTTCCAAGAAAGTTCCGATGTTAGTAAACCAATCAATCAGCCAAGACCAAG